GGCCGTCGAGCTATTACGCAAGCTAGACTTACCGACCATGGTTGGCGGGCTAGAAAAGAAGGCTTTCGAGACCTTCCTTGCGTGTGAGCTTACTTGTGCCGAAACAAACCAGCGTTTGAAACCGCTTGCCGATAACTACTACGGTGGTTTAGGCGACGCGGCGACTCGTGTGATCCCTTTCATACAGAGTTGTAAAGATTTTATCGCCGAAGTGCTAGGCCCTGTACCTCAGCAGCTCACTCCCTATTTTGGGAAGGGTGCCACCTACAGCGACAGGGTACCGTTGACGACGATACCTGATAAAATGTCGAGCCGTCCGACCGTCACAGATGATTGCTACGCAATTGTCAGGCATGAGTTCGAGAGAACTGCCTGGTCCCATGCAATATGGGAGTGTGAAGGTCGTTGGGCAGCGCGTCCCCCTGAGTTTGTCCGCGGAAATCGTTTCACAACGGTCCCAAAAGACACCCAGAAAAGGCGCGGTATATGTGTAGAACCAAGCATTAACGTTGGGTATCAGCTCGCAGTCGGAAAGCACCTTAAGGGGCGCTTGAAAACTGTGGCTGGTTTGGACCTCAGTGGTCCCCCGAGCGAAAATGCTCTGTCCGTAGGACAGCTACTACATAGAGAGTTGGCAAGGCAAGCGAGCATAGATGGTTCGTATGCCACGATCGACCTGTCCAATGCTAGCGACACCGTCTCGTTTGAGCTTGTGAGGCTACTACTACCTACAGCGTGGTTTGAACTTCTAGACCAATTACGGTCAAAGTTCACCTACGCTAATGGGAAGTGGTACGCACTCAGCAAGTTCTCGTCAATGGGGAACGGGTTCACCTTTGAGCTCGAGACCCTTATTTTCTCAGCCTTGATCCATGGCTGCGGAGGTAAAATTGGCGTTAACGCATTCGTTTATGGTGATGACTTAATTGTTGAACCTAACGTTGCTAGAGATCTCCTTCCGTGTTTAAGAATGTTTGGATTCACGCCTAATAAGCGTAAAACATTTTTAGCCGGGAGCTTCCGAGAATCATGCGGAGGCGACTTCTTTAATGGTAAAGCCGTGAGGCCCCACTATATTAAGGAGTTACCTAATGAACCGCAGGATTGGATTAAGTTGGCTAACGGGCTTCGTCGAGTGGGTCGTAATGACCCTAACGATGTTGTTCGTTGGTATAGGTTTCGGCGCGCTTGGTTTAGCGTGCTTTCTAATCTACCAACTCATATCCGCAGGTTACGTGGCCCTGAATGGTTAGAGGACCTCGTAATCCACGACGACACTTGGCCTTCGGTGCTCGGGGATGATGGTATATGGCGCTGGCGCGTTTACGCGCCGGTTGCAACACCTATCAACCTCGATCATTTCCGGCCCAGTGTCCAGCTAGCAGCCGCCTTAATAGGGGTACCCTCGGAGGGCCCCATCCCGCGCGGAAACGTTGCGGGATATAAGGTGAAGTGGGTACCTAGCCTAACCAGCTAGGCCCACCACGGCTTGGTGTCTAAAAGACACTTTGGAGCGGCAGAATTGCC